TGCATTTACAGTAGTTGGTATTGATACTGCTATGTTAGGTTGGGTATTAAGTCAGGAAATTAAAGGTTCAGAAATTACTATGTGGAAGGGGTTTTTTACTCCTGAAGGAACTTTAATTACTACTGGCGGTACTGGTGGCTTATATCAATATTTTTATGGGTTTGTTAATACATTCCAGATCAGCGAACAATGGCTTGAAGAACAGCGAATGATGGTTGGCACTATATCTATTAGTGCCGCCAATATCCAAATGATTCTTCAAAATAGAGTTGCTGGAAGATTTACAAATGATGCAAGTTGGCAGTTTTATAACGCTGGCGATACATCTATGAATAGAGTAAATACTATTTCAACTGTTTATTATGCTTTTGGAAAAAATGCTTAGACAAGCCAATAAATACGATAAGACAGAAATAATAGAAATGATGAAGTTGTTTCGTAATGAAGCAGATTTGCCAGAGTATATAGATTCTAATAATGAAGCATATTGGAATAGATTATTAGATACTATCTTTGCTGGAATGGGAGTAATTTTTATTGAAGAAAATAAAGGTCTATTAATGGCTATTATTCATCCTACAGTTTGGGATGATAAGATTTTTACTATGCAAGAATTAGCTTGGTATGTAAAACCTGAGTTTAGAGGTAGCACTACTGGTTATAGACTTTTCTTTTCTTATATAGAGTATGGCAAGCAATTAAAGCAATTAGGAAGAATTAAGTTTTTTGGTGTAAGCAAGATGGATACAAGCCCTGAATTGAAGTATGAAAAATTTGGGTTTAGGAAAAAAGATGAGAATTGGATACAGTAAATGCCAGCAGTTATAGCCGCTTACTTAGTAATGGAATTAGCAATGGATTATGCCGTTGCCGTAGTAGTTGCCGACATGACTGTTATGGCATTAACTATGGTGGCATCTGCCGTTATATCCAAAATGCTTGGACCATCTGCTCCTTCTACTGGTGCTTCAACACCTTTATCAACTGGTACAAATCTACAAATTTCACCAGCCAATAGCAATAAACTTCCAATACTTTATGGCTCCGCTTATATTGGAGGAACAATTACCGATTTAAGCATTACTACAGACAATCAAAATCTTTATTATGTGCTTTCACTTTGTGAGGTAACTGGTAATGGAACTGATCCTATTCAGTTTGGGGATATTTATTTTGGCGGTAAAAAATGCTTATTTGATGGATTAAGCTATACAGATACAGGCATTTCCGTAATTAACATTACTGGTCAAGTAGTTACTTATACAGGAACTTTAACATCAACTATTTCTACTGGAACAGTTTTAACATTTAGCAATTCTGGCTTTCCTATAAGTTATATCGTAAGCGCAATCAATACAACTACAAAAACAATTACTTTTGGGGTTAATTTAAACCCCACTTTTGTTGCTGTTGGTAATGAAATCTACATAGTAAGTAGCGGATCAACTGGAAGTGTAGCTGTTACTGGTTTGCAAGATATGTCTACAGGGCTTGTTGATACTAAAGTCAATGGTCATTTAAGCATTTATCTTTATAACAATGGCTCTAATAGTCCAGTCAATTCAAGTCAATCTGCTATTACAGTTATGCAAGCAAGTGGTTTAACTTACCAATGGGATTCTAGTAAGTTAATGTCCAATACCGCTTTTGCTATTGTGGTGCTTAATTACAATTCCAGCGCAAGCATTACCTCAATTCAGCAAACGCAATTTGAAGTAATGAATTCCAGAACTAATACTGGCGATGTTATCTATGACTATTTAACGAATGAGGTTTATGGTGCGGCAATTCCAGTAGATCAAATTGATACCGATAGTCTTACTGCTTTAACCGCTTATTCCAACGAACTTATTACCTTCAATAATTATCATGGAATTCCTGAGACACAACCAAGATTTAAGTTTAATGGAATAGTTAATCCAACTCAGGATTGCTTGACCAATCTTAATGACATGGCAAATTGCTGTGATTGTTTGCTTAAATATAACGAGATTTATGGCAAATGGAGTGTAATTGTTCAATCTACGGCTTATACAGTAGCTATGGATATTAATGATAGTAATATGGTTTCTGCTATTACCATCAATACGATGGACATTTCTAACACTTACAATATTGCTCAATGCCAATTTCCTGATATTACTTTAAATAGTTCTTTTAATACAAGCACAGTAGATTTAGCAATTGTTGATCCGTCAATTTTGTATCCCAATGAACCAATTAATAGCCAAACTATTAAATTACCATTGGTCAATAATGATGTAACTGCACAACTATTGGCTACAAGAAATTTAAAAGCGGCAAGGTTAGATTTACAAGTTCAATGCACCATTAACTATATTGGCTTGGAATTGGAGGCTGGAGATATAGTCACAATCACCAATGCTAATTATGGTTGGACTGCTAAGTTAATGCGTTTATTTAAAGTTGAACAAAACTTTGCGCAAGATGGAACAATTACAGTCAAATTGACAATGCAATCTTTTGACCCTAATGTCTATAACGATGTATCTATTACCCAATATACTCCACCACCTAATTCTGGACTTCCAGTACCAAATATTTTTGGCACTTTAACTGCACCAGTAATTATTAGTAACTTAACAAATATTCCAGTGCCAACTATTGGAGTTCAAGTTACTTCAAGCTCTGCTGGTATTACACAATATGCCGAAGTTTGGTATTCAGCTTATTCAAATCCATCTATATCACAATTAATGCTTGCTGGTATTACTGCTGTTCAGCCATCAGGAGTTCCTTATGGTAATAGCGTAGTTTTACCTACAGTATTTTTAACTGGCATTCCAGCAGGAAATTGGTATTTCTTTGATCGTATGATCAATTCTTTAGGAGTATCACCTTTTAGTCCAGCAAGTACAGTATTAGAATGGCGACCAGCTACTTTTCAATATTCAGAAAGATATTTAAGTATTGCTTATGCAGATTCAATAACAGGCACAGGATTTAGTTATAGCCCTAGAGGAAAAACTTACTACGGAATTGTTAATACTTCTAATCCAGTAGTAGATATAACTCCTTCAGACTATACATGGTATTTAGCTACACCAGCTTTTGGAAGCTCTGGAAGTTTAAATTATTTACTTTTTTGTAATAGATCTAATAATCTTATTAGTTTTGCTGTTGGTGGTGCGGCACAATCGGCTGGTACTGCTTTATTTGTGCCTACGGATACAGCTAATTATGATCAAACTATTTGGCAAGGTTTACCTGATACTTATAATCTTATTGATTTGACTTTAAGATCAGGTCAGCTTATTCAAACAGGAACAACTACTGTTGGCACTGGTGAAATTCTTGTATCTAATAATCCACAAGGTAATGTTATTGCTTCATTAGCTCAATTATTAGATTTTGGCGGTGCATATACTAAAACTTCCGCAGTTGCTACTTTAACCATTGATATTTATGGTCGTGTAGTAGGCTTTGAAGCTCCAGATTCTTTCTATTACACAATGACTGCTTTTGATGCTTCAGCCAGTCAAACGCTATTTCATGTAACTAGAGGAACAGAATATTTATCTGGAAATTGTTGGGTATTAAAAAACGGCTTATTACTAAATCCTAGTGAATATACTGATACTGGTGGTTCTACTGGAAATATTACATTAGGAACTGGTGCAAATATTAACGATATTATTACTATTATTTCTTTTGCTTCAGTTGTGGCTTCTACCAGCACCACCTATAATAGTTTTAGCAGAAATAGTGCTACATTAAGTAATGTTGGTTTTTATACAGCATCAGGGTTTACCCTAGTTAGCGGTAATGAATTATTGTTTTTAAACGGCACAGTTATTAATGCACAAGATTATAGTATTACAGATCAGACTATTAGTTTTATAAATGCAGTAAGCGGTGATTTAGAAATTATCCAATGGACAGATAATAATTTGGGAGTTCCTAACGGCACACCAGTTAATGTGGATGTATATACAACTATTGGACAAACTATTTATGCGTTTACTTTTAATCCGTTAGCATTTAATCTATGGAACAATGGAGCATTATTATTGGAAACAGTTGATTACACAGTTGCAACTGGTAGTTATACTTTATCGCAAACACCTACAAGTAATTTGAATATCTTGGTTCAACAAACTTTCGCAAGAACTGGAGCAGTCTAATATGACACAAGCACTTAACTTAGCTAACTTTGCTAATAACTTAAATACTGCTGGAGCAACCAGCAATTCAGGACTTCAGAATAGTTCTGTAACTGTAACTGCTGGTACAGGCATGAGTGGTGGTGGAGCAGTAGCTTTAGGATCATCTGTAACACTTACTAATGCTGGTGTAACTTCTGTTGCCGCTGGAACTGGAATTTCTGTATCAGCTTCTACTGGTGGAGTAACTATTTCAGCAAGTGGTGGTGGAACAGTAACTTCTGTTGCTACTGGTAACGGATTATCAGGCGGAACAATTACTTCTAGCGGAACTTTAACTATTGCCGCACCAACATTTAATACTGTTGGTAGTTATTGTTATGTAAATTATCATAATGGAAGTGGTACTGTAACCGCTGGAAGCAATTATTCCGCCGGCACTACTAATAGTCAAGCTAATAATACATTAGCCGCTTATTTTGGTATAGGTTCAGGAAATTCGCCAACTTCGGGGTCATACCTTTCTGGAACTTGGAAATGGATGAGTGCTACTGGTAATATAATTGGTTGTAATATAGATATACAAGGTATTGCAGTTCGCGTTTCTTAAAAAGGAAAAAATAATGTTTACTTTAGTTTATGCAAAAGACCCAATTTGGTTTTCTGATGATGGGCAACAAATTTATTTAACAGTTCGTTTTGAAGAAATAAACGAAGATTTGCCGTTTAATGCTTGTTCTTTTGACCCTGAACCACATGGTCGTGATTTATATAATCGTGCCAAAGCTGGTGAATTTGGTGAAATTGCACCTTATGTTGCACCTAATATTCCAGCACAAAATCAACCTTCTACTACTGGAACACAAACTATCTAATGACTTACGGCATTTACCCTAATTCAACTCCTGAATTTCGTATGTTTCAAAAGGAAAACGGGACAATGGAGATGCAAGTAAGGTATCTAAATACACCTATGAATTATGTAGGTAAATGGATGCCAGTTCAAAAGGAAAAAGAAAATGGTAACCCCAGCAATACTTAAACATACATTTACATACGATGATGCAACAGTAAATATTTATCACGCCAACAAGGGTGAAGGTATCCCTATGCACTCCCATGCTTATTCCCATGCCACTACTTGCATGAATGGTTCTTGCAAATATACCCAAGATGATAGATTCATAATTGCTACAAAAGACACAAAACCAGTAAATCTTTTGGCTGGTCACAAGCATGAAATTGAAGCCCTAGAAGATGGCACAGTATTTGTAAATGTATTTTCCGAAGGTAAGTATTAAAGTAAAATAAATAAAAAATAAGACACGATCCGTAGGTGAGTGGAGTTCCATTCCCTATTAACCCAGAATCGGAGAGATCATGGCAGTAGTTTATTGGCTTCATTTGCCAGAACATATTGATATGTTCAAAGAAGGATATGTGGGAGTTACCCCTAATCTGCAAAAACGGATGCGTGAACATAAACACAAATTTAAAGAATTATGGGACAAAATTGTTATTGAAACAGTTTTGATTGCCGACAATGCTTATTGCTACATGATTGAAAAAAAATTGCGACCAATGCGTAATATTGGTTGGAATAAAGCTATTGGCGGTTATAGAAATAATACTATGATTGGCAAAGAAAACCCCAATTTTCAGCAATATGGAGAAAATGCTCCTAATTTTAAAGGCTGGTATATAACCCCTTTTGGAAAATTTGATGATGCTAGAAAAGCTGGAAAAGAATTAAAATTGGATCAAACTACTATTATTAGAAAATGTAAGGGTAGAATGATAAATGGTAGGTTTCTTCAGCCCCAAAATGGCTGGGCATTTGAGCAGAAAGCGTAGGATAAAATCATCGCTGTATTTAATAAAAACTCGCTTGCCCAAGTTTCAGGATTTGATAATCCCATTATTGCTGGAGAATTGGTTTGGAATCAGCAAAATTACTGGAATCTTTCCTTTATCAATTCGGCAACATCGCTTCCTTATGATTTAACTG